AGTTCCAGCAACATTCATTGTACCTTGTAAATATAAATTTTTAAAACGTGTACCTGTTGTGCCTAGATCAATGTCATTATGCGTTACAGGAACAATTACACCGTCTTGAAAACGAACTTGCTCAACACTACTACTTGACACATCAACAAAGACACCAATGCGATTATTTGTGTCACTAACGACAACTTTGTTAAGAGGGGTAACAATTCCGGGATCACCAATAAGACCGATGACCGGACCTTCTGCAGCCGTGCCATCGTGTTTGTGACCTGTTGCGTTACTAAATGTGGCTACAAGTTGGTCAAACTCGTCATTACTGTCGGATGCATCAATAACATCGCCGTCAGTATATGTGGATTGTCTGGTATAACCTGCCATTACCTTCTTGCTCCTGCAGTAAATTCTAATTGAAAGCCTTTGAGTGTGTATGCCGATGATTCAGCATTATCAACAACACGCATCGCTATTGCAAAACCACTTCCCTCAATTGGCTGTCTAACTAGAGGGTTAGATTGACCACCATATGTTACCGTACCGTATGTACCTGTTCCATATAATGCAACAATTTGAGAACTGTCAAATGGATATGCGGCTGGTCTAGCTACGGTAGGTGCTTCATAATCGTATCGTATAAACAAATCAGAATTAATAGCACCTGTTGGTGAGTAGTTAATAATAACTCTTTGAAAGTTTTTACGGATACCGGCATCGCCCATAGTCATATCAGGTGAACGATATCTTCCTTTAATTGCTACGCCGTCAAATGTATTTCCTTGCTCTTGACGATATACATATCCATCATATCCACCATGAAGAACATATGACTCACCTTGAATAGTTATAAAATCAGTACAAGATGGTTGAATACCCTCAATTTCAGAAAACTCAAAGCCTTTTTCTTTTAATACGACTAATATACCGCGTGTTCTAGACGTATTAAAAAGGCTGGTGTTTGTCATAAACAATCTATATTGTGTCTTACTTGGTACGACCACACTACTAAATTGACTTATATCTGGAAGATTGCTAAACCTTTCTTGGATTGGTTTTGTAATTGTACCAAGATTAACGTCATTAATCCGTTCAGTCGCAGCTACAGTACGTAAACCGTCTTTGCCTAGAAATATAATTTCACCAGCAAGTTCTTGAATAGTGAATCCGTTTAAGCAGCCTACATCTCTTGTAACTGGTTGTAAGTTAAAGTCTGCGCTACTGTTTCCTACTAATCGAAAAATTCTTTCTTCACAAAAAATAAATAGTTCGTTACGAAACGGAAATAGTCCTGTAATCTCACTGTCTACTCTTATAGAGCCTGCACCATTAGCTACGCTAAAATCATTATCTGTGTATGGTGCTGTAAAAATAACTTCTTCTTTATTAGCAGAATGACCCGCAAAGAAAAATGTATTTTTGTATCCTATTACATATTTAGGGTTTGCAGGTGCGCCAGTAGCATTTAAGTCAGTTACAGTAGTGCCATCATATTTAGAAGCATGGTTTGCACCGTCTGCCCAAATAATATGTTCTGTTCCGTTTAGGTTATATCTGTAATGTGTGTACTTACCTGCACCAGTTCTACCTGTATCAATTGCTGTCCAAGCACCTGTTGTGCCACCACGATAAACGCTAGTTCCTCTTGCGGCGATTACACTGTTTGTTCCACTGAAGTAAGCAGACATAAGCACAGGCTCAGTGTCACTTGCAGTGTATGGAACAACATCAGGATTCCATTTTAAATACCCATCGACTCTTCTATAACCACCTTTAATATCAGGCTCAAAGTTAAGCAACTCAAGTGCCATACCCGGAGCCATGTTAAATGTAGGCTGGTCAAGAACCAAACCACCTTCTAACGGAAAGTAGTAGGGAGATATGCCAGTTTCATCTGCCATTTTAAACTCCCTTAAAATCCAGCTACGTTAATACCGTACCTTTGTGAGTGTGGTATATAAACTGACCTCACATAATCTGTTCTATTTAGTAGTATAGACTGCATGTATTTAATACCATCTTCAAAACGTGCAAAGTTAATTCCATATTGCTGGGCTTCACCACGGTATTGGTAAGAAAATGCAGTTGCGCCATCAACAATAACATACCTAAACTGTTCTGGTATTGTAGGCACATCGGTTGCATTTACTAACGCAGTAGGACGTGCAAAGTATTCGTACTTTAATTCATATGTATTATCAGGGTATGGGTATAAACCATAATTGTTGTCAGGTGTGCGGAAAACATAGATAGGCACACCGCCTACACCAGACGTAGTTTCTTGGTCAATCTGCTTATCTACATATTCTTTATAGTCGAGAAGGCGCAAAGAAACACCTGATACCCCAAGCGCACTGTCCCTACTTATACGAAATGTTTCGTAGTCTACGTGCTGCGTTGCGGCTGGAATAGTATAGCGAGTTTGATTTGCTACCAATACTTCGGTATGTGTGCTGTGGCTAAAAGGCCATCCATACTCGCGAGAATTAATATAGTTAATGGCATCATTAACAGCGTTTTGACATTGAATTTGAAATCCCCTTGCCGTAGCAAAATTAGCATTGGTCAAAGGCACTTCATTCATACGTGCAATAACTTCGTTTGTTAATCCAACATAATCGTATGCCATATTAAATCCTTAAAAGAAAGAAGTGAAGGGGCAAGTCATCCTGCCCCCTCACGCTACATTAAGCTAGAGTGTCACGGTCTACTTCATCAGCAGCCATTTCACCAGCATCAGTTACATCCATGAGGATTGCCCAAACACGCAACTTACCAGCGGCAAGTGTACCTGTCAGAGTAGCAACCGTTACATCAATGTTGTCTGCAGCAGTCGCAATTAGCGGCTGGAATGCAGCAGCGTTATCTGCATATGTATCAGCAGCAGACTTTGCATTAAAGCCATCTACAAATACGTCAGCATCAACGCCAGTACCAATGTCAACAGTTGTTGCAGTTGCGTCAGTTGCAGTAACAACTTGCGCACCAGCATTCAGAATCATGGTTCCAGCAGGAACTGCAATGACAGGAATTACGTCAGCAGCAGCAAGAGCAGAACCCTTATCTGAAAGGGCTGTTGCAAAGTTCAGAGTTGTCTGAACCATGTACGGATTACGACCACGCTGTGAATTACCACGTGCAGTCGCTAGAGTGTTATCACCAAGAGCCATAACTTATCTCCCTTTCTTACACGAGGTTAATTTTGGCGTTTACAATTCCTTCAGGACGAAGAATCTTGCGGCCATACAGATGCATACCACGTACAATGTCAGCAAAGCTGTCAGGGTCGCGGTAAGTTTCGGTCTTGTTAATCTGCTCTGCAGTTGCAACAGCAGAATCATGACCACCAACAATCAAGCCGTAGTTTGATGCATTAGTTCCACCAGTTGTGGAAGAACCAGTACCAATCTCAGGAAGGTTGTTAGAAACGTAAACACGGAAACCGTGCAGGTTGTTCAAAACCAGACCATTCATCAGACCTGAACCACCAAAGTCATTGTTGAACAGACGTGAATCTTCGTCCATCAAAATTTCTTTAATGATTGGGTTGATTACAAGCCAACGGCCTTGTGAGTCAACATTCTGTTGGTCAAGCTTACGAGCCATACGTGCAATAACCTGCAGAGGATATGCGTTACCGCTACCCAAAACTGCACCGTCATTACCGGCACGTGCGCGAATACCAATAGACGAGCCTGAAGAACCACCAAAGTCATCAGCTTCTAGCTTCATGCTTGAAAGCAGTTCGTCTGAACCTGCAGTTGTCACAGCCTTAGACCCGTTAACAGTAGTGTTAACTGTGTCAGGAGTACCATGAATTGCAGATTGTTTGTAACCAGTCAGGTAGCCAAGAACATCTTGGTCAAACTGGTCAGCGAGGCGATACGCAGCACGGTCACTTGCCAAAGATTGGAAGTTAACGTGTGAGTGTGCCTCTTCAATGTCATCAACCTTGAATGCAAAGTAGTTAGCTTTGTCAATTGTCAGGTTGAAATCTTCATCGTCAAGGTCTTGCGGCGTGATGGTTGTACCACGGGCATATGCCTTAACGGTGATTTCGGGTTCTTTGATAATCTTAACAGAATCACCCATCGCAGCAATTTCACCAAAATAGTCATTATTGGTGATAGCTTCACAAACAGCAGACTTGCGGAAAGCAAGTTGCACCTGTTTGGAATAAATTACTGGTGAGAAATTACCGTTAGGAAGATTACCGTACCCACTTGCAGAAGTGAATGCCATGTTGAAATCTCCTAGTTAGCATTTATTTCACAGATGCAAACTCACAAGACTAATCAGAGGCTGATTCGATTGGGTGCATATCTTAGTAAGATGGCCGTCCTACTATTCTATGGGCCAAGTTCTTCAGGTAATCCATAAGACATTGTTGTTTGCGTATTGTAGTATAACTATATTGCGCTATATAGTTATGCTATTATGACTATAGTTATACTTAGAAATAACTATTTGTCAACTCTTTTTTTATCTAGCGGAACCAGATACATCATAGACAAACTTACCGCTACGGATAGCTTCCATGATTTCGTCTGACCGCTTTTCATATTCTTGCGGTGACATCTTCTGTACCTGAGACTCTTTTAGATAGGCAGACCCCTCATCTTCTTGAGGACGACTACGTGTATTTTTAGTAGATACAGACTTAGCTGCATCTTTGTCTGACCTAGATTTTTTTGTTGTAATGTTTCTGTCAGACTTGTACAAATCAATTGCACGAGAAGCCGAAAATGCATCATTATCATTGTCGTACAGTGCGTCTTGTACCCACTTAGGCTGGTCTTCTGCCCATTCGTGGAAATCATCACTTTCTCGTATGTCATTAAAATCTGGATGTAGTCGCATTAATTCCGCTTCAGCTTTTTCTTTTGTTGCGGTTTCCTGCATTTCATCAATCACCCGCATACGATCTTCAAGCGCACTTGCTTGTTCACGTGCTTTTTTCATGGCGATTGTTTCAACAATAGCTGCTACATCTGGATAATTTGCTGCCCATTGCTCGATGTCTTCATCTGACTTAGGTAGCTTCATTTCTTTTTTAGTAGCGTCATTTAATTGACGTTTTAAAGCATCAATCTGTTGTTTGAACTCTTCTGCTTGTTTTTGTTGATGCCTACGCAAATCAGAATACCGTTTTTTAAATGTTTTTTCTTCTGATGATGTAGGTTCAGCTTCTTCTGATTCAGAACTATCTTCGTCAGCTTCACCACGCTGTGTTTTTAACAGTTGCTCAAGTTCTTCTTCTTCCATTTTGCGTTTTTCTTCGTTAGTGTATTTACGATTTGCAAACGCAATTTTTTTCTCAGACTGCATTTCTTCAGCCATAATAGCAGCTTCTGCCATTTACTTCTCCTGTGTTGGGGCCAACGTAGCCACACCTGTCGGGGGTGGGGGATGGGTAGGCCAACTGATATAGCTGTTTAACGTGCAGCTAAACCACGCCTTGGTGCAACTACATTTCTAGGATCGGAAACCCGCATTCCAGAAAGTAGCTCTTCACCTAAAACTTTACGTAACACCATAGCATATGGCGTTCCTTTATTTTGACGAATTAAATCTTGTTCGTCTTCTGTAAGAGCTAAAAAGCGTTCACGTATTTCGCTTTGTAGCTGTATAATAAATTCTTCTCTATCCATAACAAATAGAACCTTTCCTTGCCAATAAATATTTAATTACAACACCAGTCAAATCAAACTGATACCACATTTTAGATGTCGTATAGTTTTTAGGATTTTCGTGGTGATTTTTGTGCCAACCATCCCCAAAAGAAAAAAAGTTCATCCACCATACATTTGTAGGTGCGTGTTCATTTTTATCTGCGTGATTTATATAGTTAGTTAAGCCTTCAGAAGCTAAAGTTATAAATGCCGGAAAACTAAAACCTATAATAATACCTGTTACACCCCACATAAAATATAAAATACCCACATAAATAATTACAGGTACAAAATAATAAGTGTGAGTAATACCTATAAATTTATTTTTTAATAGGTCTGCTATTATTTTAGGAGAAAATTTAGAGTTATATTCGAGCGATAACATACTCCATAAACCGTGAGCCGCCTGATGTGGATCATCATTAGTATCAGAATATTTATGGTGAGTTCTGTGTATGCCTACCCACCCTAAAGCTGAACCAGAGCAAGAAAGCATAGCAAAAATCATGCAAAACTTTTCATACCATTTATATTTAAATTCATAAGATTTATGTGAATAATATCTATGATATGTTGCTGTTATACCCAAACAGTTCATCATAAAAAATATGCTAAATATAATACCTAACTGAGTTATAGTCAAACCCACAGTAATTAAGTAAAATAAGCAAGTTATGAAGTTAAATAAGAATAGTATTCTTACAGCACCTATCCTACTTTCTAAGATATTAAACATTTATTTTCCTATTTTAGTTAGCGTCCATCCTATAATTCTGTAGATAGGACGCAATACTTTTGTAGATATTACATCAAATGCTTTTTGACTTGCAGATAACTTCTTATTATTAAATTTATCGTCATAATACGAAGTTAAGAATTTAACTCCTAAAGAAACTATGCCATTAGTTTTTACCGCACTTGCCAAAGCTGGCCCAAACCAATCATATGCTTTCATTAAGTATGGGTCATTTCTGCGTAGCATTATACCATACTTTTTAAGTGATGTAAAGTGGTCATGAGCAATTAAACCATTAGCGTATGATGCTGTACAGATGTATGTGCCATTCGAACTGTCGTTGCCGTCTGCTGCCTCGTCTGCTTCTTGTGCTTCTGCTTCAGCCATATCGGACATTGTATCACCGATAGACTCGTCCATTTCCTGTGATTCCGCTTCAGCCATACCACCAAAGTCATTAGGTGCGCTGCCACCTTTTTCAGCAGCTGCATTACTAGTAATCGCTGCTGCAGCTTTCGCTTGTTTAGCTTTATCTTTAGAGGCTTTTGATTCTTGCAATGCTTTTTCAGTTGTAACAGCTTTTCCTGTTACTTCAGATGTAACTGCTTTACCGCTACTATCTGTAACGGTACCGGCATCTAATGCATCTTGTGCGTCCTTATCATATGCTGCTGCTAAAGCGGCATAACCCTTTGACGCAGCTGACAGTGCTTCTACACTGTTTACACTAGCAGGACTATATCCTATGTCAGTCATAGCACTAACTAGACCTTGATTAATAGCATCTTGGTGTTCAGCCATTACTGCCTCTACTGCAGAACGAATATCTCGTCCTTTTTTAGATGCT